ATGTCAGAGCGAAGAGTCGCCATGACAGATCCTCAAAAAAGATGTTTACGGTGTGGGCGTAACCCGTGCGGCTCTGCGTAGCTTTGCCTTAGTCAACATATTAACGGTTAGCAGCAGCTTTCAACCTTTCATACATATCCCGGTCCGTGCGATAGAGCCGCGACTGCTCAGTGAGGTTGTAGCTCTCCTTAGAGAAAGGATTTTTACCGGGAGGAACATCACTGCCCATGTTGCGCCCGGCCGGCGCTCCACTGCCTTGAGGCTTAGGTGCTTTCTGCATATAGCTCGGCAATGATTTTGCCCACTCACCAATCGGCTTGCGCTCGTAGCCATTGACGACAACAACAGTGCCATCAGCCTCGCGCTCAATCTGATCCGGCTTCAACAGATCAGCTTTGAATACGATGCTGGGATCATGCACAACATCGGCCAATGCTGTGTTCGCAGGTGCAATCAGCTCAAGCTCGCGGACTCGTGCTTCAAGCTCAGCAATCCGCCTGTCCTTGGCTTCAGCAGCTTCGCGAAACTGCTGCTCAAGAGCCTGACGCGCCTCGGTGTACTTGCCTTCTGATTCAAGTTTGTTCTGCTCAACGTTGCGCTTGAACTCAAGCAACTCTTGAACATCAACACCATCAGGGACAGTTTTGGCTTCTTTGAGTTTGCCAATCAACTCGTAATTCTTTTTCTCTAAAGCTTGAATGCTGTTCTTGAGTGCATCCAGCTCAGAATTGTTTGGAGCTGCTGGAGACGTAATCTCCTGATTCTGCTCTTCAGACATGAATAACCCGTAAGGTTGATTTCACGACCACTTTACTTTGTCCGCCCAATATGCGGCAGATGTCTTCCCCTTCGCGATGTTTTTTGCGTGGCGTGCCTTGAACGATGCCCGCTTAGCTTTGTCCGCAGCACTCTCACCTTTGCGTGGAGGTTTCGTCTGAGCACCCTGTGCGCCGAACCTAATAAGCCTCGGTTTGCCGCCCTCCTTAATGACGACAGCGTGAGACTTGCCGCTCGGATGGTTCGGCGTGCGGATGGGCTTATCAAAGCCTGGAAACGTATGGCCACCGCGTTTGATCTGCGCCATTACTTCTTCTTGCGCTTTTTCAGCAGGTCAGCGTCAGCCTTCCGCGCTCCACCCTTACCAGAGACAAAGCTATTGACACGACCCATAGCCCACGCAGCCATCGAGACGTTGCGCGATCCGCTCGACAGATAAGCACCTTGCCCACGCCGATAAACCGTCACCAACTGGCGATAGGTAAACCGCGTGCCCTCGGCTTTATTTCTTAGCGCCTTTTCTGTTGCGGCGCTTAGTGGTTTTCTTTTTGGTGCCACCTTGTTTGGCCCTCGATGCGGAAACGGCTTTGATGTCGATGAACTCGCCGCGCTTGTAAGCCTCAGCGGTTCGCTTGATCTCACGGGCTTTGGCAGCGCGGTTCTTCGCACCTGACAGGTACTTCTTAGGAAGGCCGGTGGCCTTGTCCTTCGGAACGCGCCGCTTGCGTGCCATTACTTCTTCTTGCTCCCCTTCTTCTTTTTTTTGGGGGGACGGCCCATTTTTGAGCCATAGGTGCCAGGGCCTTTAGGCATCACTCAGCCTCCGAAGGTGCTTCCTTTTTAGCGGACTTTTTCTTGGCCGTCGCTTTGGGCTTAGCCTCAGCGCCTGACGCCTTGAACTGGTACTTAGCTGGTAGAGCCATTGGGGTAACGGCGACTTAACTGTTCCAAAGTTAGCTCTGTCCCGTCCCTGGCCACAAATTTACGAATCGCCTCATCCGGTCCGAACCGATTCACAAGACGATCCCAAAACCTCAGCCGGCCCTGCCCAAGAACTTCCAACTTTGTCGCCTCGTCTTGTTCATTCAGCCATTCGCCGTAATCCTGCCGAATATCACTCTCGCGTCCGGTCTCACCGCGCCAAATGCTCCGCGTTCGTGATCGACAGTTGAAATGCTGCGGAGGTAGTGGCCCCTTGCCCCACTCGTAAATCTTGCCGTCCAGTGATCGACAACGGGCAGACGTGCGTGAATCCAACACAGCCGTGTAGCGGTATCGGTTGGTGATCAATGGATTGGCCAGCGCCACAAAACGATCCACCTCCACGGCTATCTGCGTCACCGTTGTGCGAACAATCGCCCGCATCTGATTGTTGGCCCCAGACGTCATCAGACCACCAGCCTGGATGATGCGATTGATCGAGCCGCGTTGATCCTTCCGCAAACTGCCGCGCAGACGCAACGAGATCTGCCGGATCGTCTCACCGCTCAACAACCCATTCCGCACCGTCAACCCAAACAGCTCCGCCTGCCTGGTTGCAATCCGCCGGAACGCCTTATCTACTACCTCGCCGTTGGGCAGCCGCACCGCACCCCCAGCCGCTAGCTGGCCCACTTGCCGCCCAGCCACTCGCTCCTCCAGGTTGTCGCTTAGCGCCACTACACCCCGAGCCGTCGGGTCAGACAACACAACAGCAGCAGCAAAGCCCGCCAAGATCGGCACACGCCGCACCGGCTCATCCTCACCCTCCGGCACCACCCGGCCCAGCTCCTGCTCACTGAAACGAGCCTGAACCACCGCCAGCTCCTGCATCTCATCGATCATCAGCGCAGTGCTAAATGCACCCCACGCCTGCAGCTCGATTTTCAATTCTTGGAGAATCTGCCGGAGCTTTTCAGCCTGATCAGCTCCCGACAAGCCATCAGCAGCAGCCAGCTCATCAATAGCGTCCAGCACCCGATCGTTATATGACTCAATAATCCGGCGGGAAACGCTGTTGCTGTAACGATTGAGTTCAATCGCATTTCGGAACAGTTCGGCTAGTTCATTCATGCCGGCTTTAACCCCAACTCGTCAGGGGTCTCGACACAAATCAACGAAACATCAGCGCCGGCCTGCAACGCGCACTTGATCACGTCGCGCATCTCTGCCCGCATTGCTTCGTCATACGAATGAATACAAGTCTCGGTCACTGCAAGCACTTGTCCTTTTTCGTGCCACGTTGTACGCACAACGGCGTAATTTTCGTTGATCAGGTCGCCTGTTGAGAAAAACAGCAGCTGTTTGTGGTCATCGTCCGACCGCTTCTTCCGTAGCTTGTCGATCCAGCTCATCACTCAGGCATTTCATCTTGATCTTCCGGCTCAGCTGACTCCTCCGGCATGGTTTCCCGCGCCTCGGGTTCCGGCTGGTCCATCTCAATCATGCCGCCGTTTTGCGTGCCCTCCAACTCCTCCTCCACGTCGAAGTCGTCGCCCAAAACCTCACCGGCCTCCAACTGCTCCAACAGCGTGGATTGCGTGATGGTGCCCGCCGTGTAGAGCTGCAGCAGCGCCTGGATCTCATCTGGCTCCAGACGTGCCGCCATGAAGTCACGATTAACAAAGGAGCTGCCGGCCTCAGGAATCTGCAGGTAATCCGCGTGAAACTGCAAGCAGTTGTCGATCAAGTCCTGCATCTGCTGAGCTACCACCTGCATAGTGGAGTCGCCCTGGCTGCGGTCGATCCGCTTGGATGCCGCCGTTTCGGCTGACAGCTTCTGGCCCAGAATCGCGGCCAGGCCCAGCTCGTTGATTTGGCTGGCGATTTGATCCAGCCGCCGGAACTGAGCATCGAAGCTCCGGCCCTGCGGCTCGATGTATTCCGCCTTGGCATCTTGCGGAAGTGCCATCGCTTCTCCAGGCCCTGCGCTGATCTCCTCGGCTGACTGAGGGAAGCCATAGACCGCCAGCATCGGCACCGCTGAAATGTGCAGCTGATTGTCCAAGTCCGACTGCACCTGATACGCCTTCAGGTTCAACTCGGCAATATCAGCCAGCGGCGGGCGTGATTCGAGGATGCCCGTTCGGTTCGCATAGGCCACAGCAAACGGGATGACATCGAGGCTGGTCGTCCCTTCCTCCACCACGCGGTAGTCCCCCTTCTTGTCCTTCTGGTGGATCTCGAACGCGCCAGGGGTCAACACGCGCACCTGCTCCACCAGCTTCTCGCCATAGTCGCCCTCAGGCTGCACAACCTTCTCGAACAGTCGCAGCTGAGTCAGCTTCTGCTGCCCGTCGATGATTTCGGACCTCCACCCCAGCACATCGGGCGGCGAATAAATCGACCAATACGGCCGGCCGTTTTCACCTGCAGCCGGTGCATCGACAAGAACGCCGACGTGACCGTACCGAATCATTTTGCGGGCGGCTTCATACAGAAACACGTCCAGATTGTTGCCCAGCAGGTCAACATCAAACAGCTGTTCGGTGACCGTGTCGCTCACGTCTTGCAGCCTGATTGGCTTGCGCGTCAACATGCCGGCCAGCAAGCGTTCGAGCCTTGAGAAGTAAGGCGGCAATGTTGAACGCATGAGCCTGGCGTCATATGACTCATCCATCTCACGCGGTTCTTGTGGCAAATATTTTCTGTGCTTTTTCCTGATGCCGAATGTTCCCAGGTTGATCGCTTCGAGGAGTTCCCAGTGGGGCTCCATGTTCACGTATGCGTTGTTTGGGTCACTAACAATCGCAACGCTCGATGCACGCTGGCGACCACCTGCAAACGATGAATACACGGCCAACCCTGCCTAATGCTTTGATGTTAATCGACAGATTCACAGGCACAAGAAAGGGGCCTTGCGGCCCCCTCCGTTAGCAGCTTGTACTGGGCAGGTTCACGATGTCGCCCCATAGATCCTGCAGGTCTTGCAAATTGCAGACATAGACAATCGTCATGTCTTCATTGAGCGACCAGCCGTTCTTCAGGGTTACCAGCCAGGGGGCGTCGTCGTTAGACATCGGGCTCCCCGGCGCTTCGTAGTCGATAGAGGAGATGCCCGGATGCTTCCGGGCCTCGTCCCACGAGCGTGGTTTCTTCATACGTCCTTCTCCTCTAGGACTTCCTGCAGTAAATGCCAGGCTCTCTCAGATTTGAAAATGTGATCCGAGACAAGATGCTTGAGGCGTCGGTCTGACTCCTCCATCTCTTTAATCAGCTGTTTGAGCTGGTCAGAAATGACTCCCATGATTTAGTTGCGAGGTGCGCGGCCGTCTCCAGCCGTGCCCATAGTATGCCATACGGTATGCCACTTGTCAAGGGGCAATCAGTACAGGCGGATCCCAGTCCCTCGACCAGCCCGCGCATGCAAGATCGAGAACTCGCGGAACACTAAGTACCCAAGAGCGTCGTTCATGTGGTCGTAGCCCGCGTCTTTATCCGGCTCGCCCTGCTCCGTGTAGCTCTGAAGCTCCAGGCACTCAATCGTCCGTTTGCAGTGCGCCGCTACCTGTAGCCGGACCTCGCCCTTCCCGTTCTCCAGCAAAGCCTGAACAGAAGCCACCCGATCACGGACGGGAGGATTTGACTTCGGCGATTGATTGCTGAACCCGTAGGACTCAAGGATCGCGACATCGGTTCGGCTGGAATTCGTAGATCGTGCCGCGCCTGATGCGTCCGGGTAGGCCAGGATGCGACGGTCGGGAAATCGTCTGCGTATTTCTTGTGCCAGGGCGTCGGTGTCATGGGCGCCGCTGATCTCATCAATCAGCAGTAAAGAGTTACCCAGACGCACGCCCAAGCAGGCGCTCATATTCCCGATATTGAAGTCAATCCCGGCCCGGATGGGTTCGTCGCTTACATCTGGAAGATCTCTACAGATGTGTTTGGCGCGGTCGAACCGGTCGTAGACCTGGCCGGTGGTCAAGTTGGTGAACTCGCCTTGAAGGTACGCGGCGAGGAGGCTGGGGTCATAGGACGCCTCAAGCCTCGATATGAAGTCTGGGGGCAGATGTGGATTGTCCGCCGAGCGCATCTTAATGAGCCTGCGGTCCTTGCGCTCCTTTGCTTCCTCGGTGCCGAACGTGTTCCACATCCAGCGGAAGCCCTCGGGGGTGGATGCTGCGGCGAACTGCCGGACGTTGCCGGCCCGAAGGCGGCCGAGGATCTTGGGGAATGCCTTCGCGGCCACGGCAGGCGGGACCGTATCCATCTCATCGGCCAGGCAAAACGACAAATTGAGTCCAATGATTCTCGTCCAGCTTTCTAGGGACCGGCACAGGATCTTGGTGTCGCCTCCGGGCAGGTGCAGGATCACCTCAGGCAACGGCGAGGCGCGGAAGGTATAGGGGATCTCATAGCGCTCAAGAAAGGTTTGAAAATCGTTGAGCCAGATGTCCCTTACAAGGGGTTGGGTCGGCTCCATCACACAGCCGGTGTGGCCTTGGTTGGCCAGAGCCAGGGCGCAAGTCTTGGCGGCCAGGGCGTGGGTCTTGCCGCTGCCGTAGCCGGCGCACAGCCCGAGGATCTCGGTGTCTTGGTCGTCCACGAATGCCAGCTGGCCGGGGTGCAGATCGGCGCGGATGCGTTCGAGGATGTCGGCCGCCTCCTGCTGATCAGGCGGGGAGGCAAAGGCCAGGAGCGGCTCCGATTCGGTCAGCCCGTGGAGGAGCGAGACCATCAGAGGTCAAAGCGCAAAAGCTTCGCCTGGGTCTCCAGGGCCTTTATGGCAGTTTGCAGATTGTCCTCACGGCCGGCTCGCTTCTCATATTGCACAAGGCGAGCAATAGCAGCGGCCAACCATTCGGGGCGTTCGACTTCTGAATCCTTAGCGATAAGAGCCCTTGCCCTTGCCAGATATTCGTCCGCCTGGCGTGGTTGGACGCCCCACGTCTTCGCGGCGTATTGCACTATCTCGAAGCGTGAATATGACTGCAGCAGAAGTTGATAAACAGCGTCCACACGTTCGGACACCTCAGCGTTAGTGGATTTGGCCGCTTTCTTGCTCATGCCCGAATGTTACAGGCGACGGCTAGAGGTTAGCCAGCCTGATTCCGTGGGGCGTGCATCTTGCGCCAGTAGTCATTCAACTGATTGATTTTCACTGAAACGAGGTGATGACTCGAAACGGTGCCCACGTATTCCCCGACGGTTATACGAACTGTTCCGTCCTCCTGGTTCATCAGTCGAGCGTTCGGGGGTTGTGGCTCGTTTGTAGGCGGCTCGAAGCATGCGCTCATGGCGTTCAAAGGCGGCGAGGTCTAACTGATGCTGCTGTGTCCTGAGGTGTTGGTCCATCGGTTGGTGGTGTGAAGTTTGAACGCCGGGGGATCGATCGGGCACCTCTACCCGCCCTGCTTTTCCCTCCTGGGTCTTGTATGGCTTTCAGCCCGGAGATGGGGATCACGGGCATCAGGCTCCCCGGCGTGGTGGCTATGGCCAGCGGCTGCGAATAGCAGCGATGACAGCGGCACCCTTTGGGGGTGGCTGCTCATCAATGGCCAACTGTATGGCCAGCTCCAAGAGGAGAGCAGCGGTAGCGGTGCGGGTGAGGCTTGCTGAGCGGGCGATGCGATCGAGGCGCTCAGCGTGCCAAGGATCGAGGCGGACCCCACATTGGATTGCCTTTGCCGTCATGTGGAGGGCCTGGGGTCAGTGGTGAAGGTGAGGCCGTCTTGCAGGGCTTCACGTTCGAGGGCGTGCCATTGGTCGATGGTCTCGACCCACTCGTCCCAGACGAGTTCACCGGGGCGGTTTAGAAGACGGTCGAGAAGAGTGCGGCGGCGTGCCTCGCAGAGGTAGGAGCGGGGCTCGGGTGGGGTTTCATCAGCCCAGAAGGCGGGCTGCTGTTCGTAGAGGTTGAGGGTGTAGGTGTGGAAGTCCATGGGGTGAGGTGCGGTGGATCGAGGGGAGCCCCGAGGGGCTCAGGCGACGGTATCGACGAAGGCATCAACAGCTTCTACACCGTCGAGATCCATCAGGCGGTTGAGCACGATGTCCAAAGCCTGGAAAGGAACCAGAGGCTGGTTGAACATTTCGCGGTAAAGGCTGCGGAGGGTCTCGGAATCGAGGGTGGCAACGCGAGCGGTGAAGGCGGTGGCGATGGTCATTTGAGGCGAGGTGTTGTGGGGTCGTCCCCCGTTGAATAAATTATGGCATGCCATGGGCAGAAGCACAACCCCTGGCCAAAAAAAGAACCCCGAAGGGTTCAGGCGATGTCGTCGATGTCGGCAACCTCGCGCATGTGCTCCACAAATTCCTGAAGGGTGGAGGTGGGCAGGAAGCGGACCAGCTCCTGGAAGGTCAGCTCATGGTCGCAAGCCTCGCCGATGGTGAGGACTTGGGAGCGGATTTCAGATGGGGTCATGGTTTGGATGAGGTGGTGGAGGTCTCCCTCCGTTGCTTTTAGTATGGCATACCAGGGGAAAGAGTGCAACCCCTTGGCCAAAAAAAAAGAGCCCGAAGGCTCAGATGGTCATGGGGTCGAAGTCGCCGCCGGTCTTCTTGGTGCTGCTGACGTACCAACCGTGGAAGCGGGCACTTTCGCCGTACTCGCCATGATCACGGACCAGGGAGCGTTTGACGGGGTAGCAGTGGCCAAGAGTGGCGTGCTCGAACCAGACAGACTTTGCAGTGCGCTTGATGCAGGTGACAGGAAAGTCACCGTGGGCGACGGCGAGGGTGCCGTAATAGGTTTCGCCGACTTGGAAGTTTTGAGCGGTCATGGTTTGAGGTAATGAGGTGAACCGGGGGCGTCTCCGCCTCCCGATGAACTAAATATAACCCGATGGCATACCAACGGTCAAGACCGTGGACAGTATGCCAACCGGTCAGTCCCAGTGGTTCACGTACTTAGCCGCGCCATCGAAGATCCGATAAACACGGAAGCGGTCAAAGGCGCACTGGCTCCCGTCGCTGTCTTTTTGGATTTTCATCCGAAAAATCGAACGGTCGGGGGCCTGTCGTTGAGTGTCAGGCAAAACAGAGCCTTGACCGTTGCCTAGCTCAATTTCGGTTTTGCCGATTGGCCGAAGCCAAACGCTGTGCGCTGAAGTGCGAACGACGAGGTGAAAAGAAACATCCGTGAGGTTGTGGCTTTGCTCCTCGTAGACGATTTGGCCGGGCTCGAATGACTGAAGGGTCATGGGTCAAGCCTCGTCGATGATGGATCCGATGGTGCAGACGCTGGACGCTGCAGCAAAGGCGGTGAAGCCGGCGAAGAGGGCGGCGGCGCTGTGGTCGCCCTTCTTAACAAGATCAACAGAGAACGTGGCACCGACAACAGCGGCGGCAGCGATGGAAAGGAAGGCGAAAGTTTTCATGGGTTGAGGTGGTGGGGTGGTGGCCCCGTCTCCGGGGCCGTTGGCGGTCAGTCCTTCTCAAACCAGCGACGGTTGCCGCTGTAGAGGATTGCCTCGTTCAGGGTGAGGCGACGGCCGCCGAGGATGAAGTCACCCTCAGGAAGAACAGTCAGGCCGTCTTGCCAAACAGTGGTGGCAGTTTCGAGGGCCTCGTTGCGCATCTCAAGAGGAGTTTTCATCAGGTGAACCGTCTCCGGCTGAACTGATCTAAAGATACCCAATGGCATGCCATCGTGTCAATCAGGTATGCCACCTCTTTGACTGTCTGCCACAAGAGAGCAAAGCACCGTACACACGATCGGCTCTAAGGCGTGCCGGGGCAATCCGACATGTTGACGGGTGACAGCCTCGACGGCTCGATCAATCGCGCCCTTATCGGTGCGGAACTTCGGTGTTTCGGGCGTGCGCATTAGCACCCGCTCGCGGATCAGTTCTTGGCGGCTTATGCCATGGGCGGCGGCCTCGATGTCTAAGCGCTTGCGCTCTTCAGGGGTGGCGTTGAACTCGATGCGGGAAAGCTTGGTCATCAGAAGCGAAGGGTCGGGGGTTCGGTGAAATCGCGGGGGGAGGGCTTGGCCTCGGGTCGTTCCGGTGGGCCAAGTTCGCGAAGCATGTTCCGATGTGGCTTCATGCCTTCGGACAAGGCGGCGCGGGTCTGGGGGTCAGGGTGGCGTATGGCCTCGCGCCTGAGAAGTTCAAGGCCGGGGCTTGGTCGGTCCAAATGGTCCACGGTCCACCAGCCGTTGTCTATTCCGCGTTGCAAAAGAACGCGCAAGGTCTTGTCATCAAACATCGAACGCCCCCGAGAGAACGCCACCGGATGACGGGGGCAGCTCCGGCACGTTGGACGGCTGCAGGCTGGGGTGATCGTGGAACTTATCCGACGCGGCCATCCGTGCGGGTAGGTCTTCCTTTAATCCCCAGTCAAAAGCGGGGCGGCCGTCACGTTGTCGGAAGACGTAGGACAACAGCTGCTGATCAAGTGGCATTTCCTTAGATGGGTTCGGGTCCATGCGGTACTGGCTCACCGCGTAAACCCATGCCTCATCCGACACGGCATCTTTGATCTTGGACGGCGTGGACATGTAGAGAAATGCGATCTCCTCGTCACTGATCCGTTTGGCGTAGGGGGTGACGTTCGCGGCTGCGCGTAGCCCCAGCTGGTAGGTCTTGAGCTGCATCAGAACTTGGGCAAAGATTTTTCGAGGGCGTCCCAGTCAGTGGCCTGCTGCTGTTGGCGGCCGCCGGGCTGGCGGGGTTCATAGACATCAGGCCACCCAGCATTCGCGGCAGCCTCAAGGGCAGATCTACGAACGGCGGGGGTCCACTCTCTGAGCTTGTTAATCACGCGATGGAAGACGCGCTCAGATCGGACGCCCTTTTTTACAGACCAGAACTCACGGAGGAGTTGGTCGCAGTCGAGGAGGTCGTTGGGGATGAGGTCATCCCCGAGCGTCTTTTTTTCGTAGGGGTCCTTTTTCTCTTCCCCCTTGGAACCCCCATTAGGGGTGTTATTAGATATAGGAGTCTCTTTATATATAGGAGTATTAGAAGGTAACGGCTTCGCCCCTTCGGTGCTCGCCGTTCCCAAGATAATGGGGGTGTCAAGGCTTCCCATTTGGGAATCTATGAGATC